TCTTGAGAATGTCATTCCAGACTCTAAGAAGCCTCGTAACATTGAGATCATAGATGATTTGACATCAGTAACTAAACAAAAAGAGTTATTAGTAGAAGACGATAGTTAAAAGATTGGGGAGAGCAATCTCCCCTCTCATAAATATATGATGAAGGACAAATTGACAAAAGATTTAGTATCTTATCCGTTTTTGCGGAGAGGAAACTATCAACTGAAGGTTTCAGTACTTAAACATATGAGTGTCGTAGTTGTAGGTAATCATCTTATGGACATTGATAAATTTTTTGTGAAACACTTTGGCAATTTAGAGCAAGCAGCAGATTTTATTGAATTTACATTATTAAAGGATGAGTACGATGGCGGACACTAAACTATTATTAATCAAATTAACAAGCAGCGAAGAGATCCTTTGTACACAGGTCTCATCAGGCGAAGGAGCTATGGTCATTAAAGACGCAGTCTTATTGATCTATAGACAAGCTAAAGAAGGAGCAATGTCAGTAGGCTTTGCACCATTCATGCCTTATGCTGACGGTACAGTCTCATTAAACCACACAGCGATTGCTGCAAATGGTTACCCCAAACAAGACTTAGCAGACGAATACAACAGAATCTTTGGTTCTGGTATCGTTATTGCTGGTGCAAACGACGCAGCATTTAAAGCGTAATAATTGTACTTTTAATCCCATACGGGATATAATTATATTATGAAATCAGTTCCAGACTTCATTGAAGGTCATAAGACTTCCAATGATATATTGATCTTAGGCCAATGTCCCTCCTCTAAAACTAAACCGTTTAAGAATGGGACATTTGCACGTCTAAGTAAATGGTTAGAAGTTGTAGATGTGCATGCATTTGCATTTCACAACGTGATACCAGATAAGATCAACAGTTATGATATAAAAGATGTACAATATAAAAAGCTATACTCTGTAACACATGGTCGAAAGAAGATCATAGCATTAGGCGGGTTTGTAGAGCGAGTATGTAAGAAGTATAATATACCACACTATAAAATAGATCATCCGTCTCCACGCAATAGAAATTTAAATGATCCTAAATATGAAGAACAGATGCTAATTAAATTAAAAGATTATTTGAATGATTGAAACAACAAGATACTATGATGAGTATATAAGATACTTTAATCTTGCAAAAGATCAGCAAGAAAAATGTAATGTATCTCTTAAACCTCCATATGGTATGACACCACATGCAGAATCAGATATGAACGATGATCTGCTACATCATGTTGAACTATACGATGTTGTCGAACGTAAGTATGCAGGGTTTTCTCAGATAGTTAATGATGTATTTTATGGTTGGACGGATCAGCATCCATATTGGGAAAAGATGAAAGCCGGTAAGATAACATCTCAGCGAGATATAGTTGCACATAACTGGACCGGCAAACACACAGACTTTAGTTTACCAGAATGGCTGTACATCTTTATTCTCCATCGAGTATGCGGTTCTGCAATCAACTATGCAACGAAACCTAGCGGATACCATAATACTTTACTATTCTCGCTACACAACTGTAAGACGATAGAAGACATGGTTGAGATGATCAATACATATCAATACTCGTTCTATACTTCTGTAGGTTATCAGTTCCCAGCATTTCCAAAACCACCATCAGAATCTAAGTATAAAAGAGGTGGAGATTATTACCTATCAGAGTATGCACCTCGATTAGCAAGAGAACTCGCAGATTTTTTAGAATCAGGTGGTGAACGATCATTAAGAGAGATAGGTTCATTCATGCTAGATTGGAATGTTAAGAATGATCTTAGACAGTATCACTTTCAGTATGCAGCAGTAGTTGCAGATATTGCAGATTGGTATCCAAAGTATGTAGATAAATCATCGCCTTTTTACTACGGTACAAATGCAGTAGAGTGCATATCATATCTTGCTAAACCATCAACTAAGATGAAGCAAGAAGAATTCTTAGATAAGGTTATGGAGAGAATCTATATGGAGACAGGTGCATATCCTTACAATGCTGAAGATGTATGTTGTGACTTTATACGATGGGTAGAAAACTATGTTCGACCTGGTGCAGATTATAATCATCTCGACTTTGATTCAGTATGGTCATCATGCCGTATCAAAGACCATCCATTTGGTAGACAAGAAGCTATGCTCAAGCTTGGTCTTATAGATACATTTAATAATATGACTGCTCATCCATCAGATGACACTATTATTAAAGCAAACAACATGACAGTAGAACAGTATAAGGAATTATGCAAAACACTCTAGCTCGATTCATTGAAAATGTAGAATACAGAAACATTACCTATAAAGGTACAAGTCCTGTAGTATTAAAAGATGGTAAGCCTACAGAATCTTGGATGAAGGATTGGCCACTCGAAAAAAGATTAGATAAGTTCTTCGAGTTTTGTCAAGAGTTTGATCTGCGTAGAGACCAATTGTTAGCTGAAGACTATCAGATCTTCTCACATAGACTACATTGGCATGAACACCCGTTTTGTGATATCATGAAGAAGGTAACAGATCCTAAATTAAGATTATGGTATACGCTTACGTTCTCATTTAGTAACGAACACTGGGGTACACTAACACGGTTGATGTATCAAGGTCCTGAAAACCTAAGAGAACACTTTAAAGAAAACAGACATGCACGTAATGATCTGTTCCAAATCTATTATCCTAAGAATACATTAGTTAAAGATTGGTTGATAGATGGTCCTAAGAAAGCTGCTGAGGAAATGTGGGAGTTTCTAGAAAAACACAGACATAGATTAGAACGACCGTTCACGATGATGGAGTATGCTAAACTATTAGAGAAGTATTTCAAAGAGAAACAAAACTTTAGAAGTCCATTATATCCATGCAAGAACACTGCACGATACATGGCTATGGCATATCCAAACATCGTAGATCCTGAGTCAGTATTATTTGGTGGTACAGGACACTTCGATGGGATGGCACAAATCTTTGGAGTTAATCTAAACGGTAAAGTACAGTATGAGATAGATCCAGATGGTCAGTTCATACCTAAGAATAAAAATGGTGAATTATGGCTGGCGCAAATGCATCAGTTAAGAGATGATATACGTAATCCAATGCTATCACAAAAGATGTTGAATATTGAAGATAAGACATGCTTCTTCTATAAACATATAGCTATTAGTCATGGTGTTAAATCACCTACTAAGCGTATCCCTTATTCGTGGATATTCCCTGAAACTTTTAGCTTAAGGAAATAATGAGAACGTTCGTTGAAGGTGTAAATAAAGAAGTAGGTATGATGTCATGGCCAGAAGCCAAAGATTATTACTTATCTTTGTGTGAAGGATGGACACCTTATAACCCAGATCCAGTTGTCATCGAGCATGAAGGTGTTCGTGTAGTGCGAGATGATCTTATCGTTGGTACAAAGACAAGAGCTGGTGATTTGCTTGCAGCCAAGATACCAAATGATACATTAGTTTATGTACAACCAAGAGTAGGACTTGCTGGTGTATCTCTATGTGATGTAGCAAAGATACATGGTAAGAAGATAGTATTGTTTATGCCATCATCTAAACAGATATCACATCATCAAGCATGTTGTATAGAGCGTGGAGCAGAGGTACACTTTGAACGTATCGCAGCAATGCCTAACTTAAACTTACATGCTAAGAAGTATGCAGAAGAAAATGGTTATGCATTCATCCCACTAGGTTTGAAGCATGAGTTAGCAACAGCTGGTATCGTGTATGCTGCATCACGCATCCCCGAACCAGATGAAGTTTATGTAGCTATAAGTACTGGTGTACTATCGCGTGCATTACAGATAGCATGGCCAAATGCAAAGTTTCATTCAGTTGCAGTAGCACGTAACTTACAAGAAGGTGAATTAGGTCGAGCAGAGTTTATATCAGAACCTGCAGAGTTCCAAACACCTGAAAAACTTGAGAACTTACCACCATTCCCAACAGTAAGAACTTACGATGCTAAAGTTTGGAAATATATACCTAAGAACACAGGAAGAAACATCCTCATGTGGAACGTAGGGACAGACCCGGTACTAAACGATTATAGTATCATTGATAAAACAGATTCATATCGCAAATGGAAAAAAGATGAAAGTATTACTCACACAGCCACTCTCGCCGGTTTCTAATAAAATCCACTCACATAAAGCCTCACAAGGCATCATCTATGCTGACCAATTAAGGAACGCTGGATATGATGTGACTGTACACATGACTGGTAAACAACTATATGACTATAATGAATATGATATAGTTGCTCTCTATCATGGTAACGACTGGGGTGGATCACTCAACCTATTCGGTGGATTAGAGAACTATGCAAACATCGAATACATCATAGCACTATCAAACTTTAATGGTGAAGTATGGTCACTCGCTATAGACATGCCAGATTATCATAGTATGTTATATCCACGTGTAGACAAAGCGCGTAAGGAAGGCAAGAAGTTAAACCGAGATTGGTTACAGATTAATTGGGGTAACCTTGAACTAATACAAAAGCAAGCTAAGACGCTTGATCCCAACCTCGCTAAGAAGTATCCTAAGATTGCGATAGGCGATTCACATGCAATCTGTATGTATCGTCCAGGATGGATGAACGTATCTACACCATTTAAGACATTACATGGAGCCATAAAGATGGGGTTCGAGTCATTCATACCTGCCGGAGAATACAATGCGATCGAGACATACTTTGGTAATATCGACGTACGTCATCATCTCATGAGGTTTCCAGAAGAACATACACTAGACCTCGCTAAGAGGTATGTAGAAGAGTGTGTAAGGATTAGTACTGTATATGGAGCACACGTTACCATATGGGAACTATTACCTATTGAAGATGAGTCTCGTGTATTACCAAAGACTGGCTATTATAAAGGTACACCATTCTATGGTACATGGGATGAACGTGAAGGTCGTCGTAAACTATTCAACCAATACATCAAAGACCATCATGAGGTATATGAATGGACCTCAGACTTATTGAACTCTAAGGGCGAGCTAGACTTTGAGAAGATGGAGAAGCCAAAGTCTGTCCATTTATCTAGGGCCTCATACCCCCATTGGCAAGGTCTAGACTGGAACACCCCCAAGGCCGCCTCCGGAGGCCTAGAATCATTCTTTTTATAAGTTATTGATTAATATAGTAATTTAACTATGTACATTAAATACTTAATAGGGTATAATGGTTCTATATTATGATAATTCATCCTTATATACCTAAGCGCAAGCCTAAAAAGCCAAACGCCAAGCAACGGGCACAAAAAGCTTCATGGCAAGCTTTATTGAAAAAATATGATATTAAACCAACTAGAAAAGTTGTACAAAAATCTTCCTGGGTGGGGCCAGCTGATCATCCACGTACTGTGGTTGATCCTAGCCGCCGCACCGACCATATTCCTAGCGTGGATACTGGGCAAGGCATAGCTGCTAAAAAACCAGTTCAACAATACACTGGCGATGCCATGATCGGCATCGGTCAGTTACACAAATCTAACGCCGTACCTATTTTTTCGGCAGAAGATGCAATAAACATTTCAAAAATGAGGAGAAACTAAATGAAAGCTAAAAAAATATCAGTTATTTTAGCGTCAT